TCTTGATCAATCCAGCCGCCACCTGCTGGAGTCCTGCTGCGCCGCCGATCGCCTTGTAGAACTCGCCCGCAAGATTGCCGACAAAGGTGATCGCCTGCGTGAGCACGCTCACCAACCCACTCATCACCGGCAGGAGTGCTGATCCGATCTGCACGGTGAGCACAGTGGTCTGAGCCTTCATGATCCCGAGCTGATCGTTGAACGCATCAGCTTTGTCGGCGAAGTCGGGACCGATGCCAAGACCGAAGCGCTGGATCTCCTTGCTGCCAAGATTCAGGATTGGGATCAATTCATCGCCAGCTTTGCCAAGGACTTTCATTGCCAAGGCAGCTTTCTCTGGACCTTCGCGCATCCGCGCAAATTGATCGGCAATGTCTAAGAACACTTTGTCGGCCTTGCGCAGCGTTCCATCTGCCTCAGTAGTGGCGACGCCAATCGTCCTAAAGGCTGCGGCCGCGCCTTCGCCTCCGGTGGCAGCAGCCACTAGGTTTTTGTTAAGGAATTTCAGTCCATTCGCCACACCCTCGAGACTGCTGCCCGATAGCTCGGCTGCCACCTTGAACTGCCCCAGCGTCTCCACACCGACGCCAGTACGTTGCGACAAGTCGCGCATATCGTCTGCCAAGTCGATCGCCGACTTCGCCAGCGCAACTACACCGCCAGTCACCGCCACAGCGGCCAAACTCTTGAGGCCGGTGTAGAGCAGGTTGGTCGCCATGCTGGCGTTCTTGATGCGCCCCTCGAGGCCTTGCATCGAGTTGCCAAGCCGCCGGATATTGTTCTCACCCGCCACGTTGGCGGTGATCTTCAGCATGGCCTCCATGTTCATCGCCATGGCTATGCCCCCTGCTTATTGATCACCGTCATCGCTGCGGCCTCCATCACTTGAAGATCCTCCAGCAGCGCACGCGGTTCCTCTACGTCGTACAGCTTAAACAGCCAACGCACCGCTGCATAGTCCAATCCGATCACGCCACTCATCGTGGTGCGCCACTGCGTCTGCACACGGAGGAACATCTCGACCACCAGCCAGTTCTCCGGCAGGATCCCAAAGTCTTCATCCGGTGGCGGTGGCAGATCCGGCAGATCGAAGCCAAAGGCCGCGGCATCGTCGGCGGTTTCGTCCACAACGCCACCGCCTGCCCAATGCTCAGCGGCCTCGATCAGTTTTTTCGCTTAGCTCCCTGCAGGCTCTCGAAATAGGCCACCGTGATGGCGCTCGCCAGCATCGGCACATCGAGCAACTGCTCCAGTGCCTTCTGGCTGAAGGGCACATCCTTGCCATCGCCATCGGTCACACCAGACCAGCCGACCAGCACCTCGGCTGCGAGGTCAGCATCGGTGATCTCCTCGGTCTTGATTTGGGCGCCGATCTCCGTGATGCGGGACTGGCTCAACCGACGAAACTCCCCGTCGAAGGTCTGCCGTTGCATACGGCCACCGTCGACGGGGATATCAAATGCGATCGGCCACGAGTAGGTGTCCGACTGCTTAAGAACAAAAGCCAAGGTCAGCTGAAGGCGAGACTGAACTCATCATTGCCCGAACTGGTCGGAACCGCAATAAACGGCATGTTGAGCATCTGCACGCCATCCTGATCCGAATAGGTCAGGTTGCCCAGATCGGACTGGGCAGTGGTCACCGTGGCGATGTTGCCGCCGGTCGTGCCGTGCTGGAAGGTGATGCTGCCAGTGCTGCTGCCGGTAGCGATCGTGAAGAAGTCCTTTGCCGTGATGGTCGGAGCTTCGATCACGATGGTGCCGCTGGGCGCCCGGTTGGTGATCATGATCTCCTTCGCGCAGCCGACCAGCTCGCGATAGATCACGTCGTTGGCCATGCTGAAGTTGTAGCTCTGCAGGCAGCCGCTGTAGGAGAAGGCGGTGAAGTTGGTGGTGTTGCCCTGTTTGAAGATCAGCGGGGTGGCCTGGTTGGCGTAGGTCGGGGTGGGCAGCGTCTCATCGGTCGGGGCGTTGTAGATGCCCGTCATGGTGAAGCTGATCACGGGAATCTGACCCACCTCGCCGTTGATCTCGAAGGTTCCGCGGCAGCCGGTCAGCTTGTGGCGGATGCCATCCTCGTGGTAGTGGATGGTGCAGCTCTCGAAGCCAGTGCTCTCGGGCGCGTAGGTGGCGCTGGTGCTAGCCGAAATTGTTTCAGACAATCCACAGCTACGCAGCACCGGACCATAGGCCGGAGCGGTGCCAGCGGTGCCAGAGCCAGCCAGCTCCACCTCGAAGCTCACCTCGACGCGAGTCTGAGCCAGCAGTTGATCGGCTTGCCCCATGTAAGGGCGCACCAGATCGCGGTTCACGGTCTCAGCGACCAGCGGCTGGATCTCGAGGTTGCGCACCAAGATGGCATTGCTCGAGCCGGTCGGGCTGGAGTCAGTGGCGTAGGTGGTTTCAATCTTCGCCAGGATCAGACGCCGGCGTGTCAGAACTGAGGCCATTGGTGGCTACCTCGGGTTGGGGGTGGGGAGCCGGCTGGGTCCGCTCGACGAGCTTTCGCTTGCCGGTTTTCTTGTCGACCAGATAGCTGCCGCCCTGGCCTTTGTATTCGTCCATCATCGTAGCTACTACGGACTCTGCGCCAAATTAGCGACTCGAGTCCGATACTTCACCACGTAGTCGCAGGAGATCACACCAGATGGCTGGTCTGCCTCCTGCATATCGAAGCTAACTCCAGTCGGTTGCACGTCGTAGGCATGGCCTCCGACCGTCAGATCTGCCATCACTTTTGCGTGCAAACTCTCCACGATCGGATCAGCCACCTGGTCAGGGATGTTGCCACGCACGATCACGGCAATGCGCACGGTGAGCGTCCAGTCCAGCGTTGGTGTGCTCGTCAACTGCACGCACACATCATTGATCGGCTCGACCACAATCGCCGGTAGCTCGCCCCTAGCCAACGGTTCCACCCTGCTGCGGTAGATCCTCGTGCTCACACCAGTGGTGTTTGTGAGCGCCGTGCGGATACCAGCCAGGATCGACTCGCGCTTCGTTGTCATGCCGATGCCACCTGCACCACTGTGCAAATGATGCCCGGAATCCCCGGATGCGCGAACGGACTGGTCGCCGCAGCCTCAGCGTGGATGTATGCAGCTGCGTTGCTGGTCGCCCAGATCAGCTCGATGTAGTCCGCCGCCGCCAGCTTGAGGATGAAGTTCACCGTTCCGATCACATTGCCGTCGATACCGCCATGCCTGGCAATGATGCTGAACTTGCTATCGCTGTCGGCCACATTACCACTAGCGCCATTGTCGTTTTTGCGGAGCCAAACGTTGACATCATGGATGCTGTTGTCAGTATTGCTGAACTGGATCGAGAACGTAAAGCTGTAGATCCCCGGATGGTCAACCGTGATCCGGCTATTGGAGATCACATTAATGCCACGGTTGTCTAGGTCGTTCTTCCGCAACAGGATCGACGTTGGCGTATTAGCTGTTGCCGTCTGCGACGTTGTATCCCAGAACGAACCCCAGTTCGCGGGACTGCTGAAATACGGCAGCGTGTTCCACGCTGTCCTGCCGTCACCGATCTTCAGGTTGCCGGTCTGACTTTCAAGGCCAGGCTCTCCTGCCATCAGCACAGGATTCTGTGCTGTCCACTGGCTCCGTGTGTTGACCTTGAAGGGACCGCTCATGTCTTCTGTATCCCGAGCTGAATGAACTTGCCATCGTCAATCAACATCGTCTCGCGGACGGTGTAAGCAGTCCCATCCACAGTGATCGAGTCGCCGCGAATGAGACTGCCAAATGCGGAGGTTCTGGCTGTCAGCGTGTAGTCGGTGGTGAGCACCATCCCATCGCTAATCACCTGGCTGGGCATATCCAGGATCCCGTTAGCGGTAGTGGCGCCAGCCGTACAGCTGACGCCAAAGTCCGCCAGGAAGATATCCAGATCCTCCGTCAGAGCCATGATCAGCCGTACTTCGCAGAAGCCAGACCGATCACAGCCACGGCACCGGCGCCGGTGCCACCAGCCACGGTGATGGAGACCTTCACAAAGCGCTTCAGGGAAGTCACGTTGACGAAGATCTTTTGCAGCGAGGCAGTGTTGGCGGTGGTGGTGGTGAAGCCGCCACCAGTTACGTCGGTGTAGGAACCGCCGGAGGTGTCGGATTCGGTCAGCTTCACGGCATAGGTGACGCCAGCACCGCCAGCTTCGGCGTCCAGCAGCACAGCAATGTCGCCTTCGTAGCCCTGCAGATCGATGGCAGAGCCGGTCCCGGTAGCGGTCACAACGTCGTTGCGGAGCAGGCCGAGAACCGTGGTCTTCGAGCCAAGATTGTGGATGGTCATGATTTAGCCCTCCGTCGAGGGGTAGATGGTTTAGGTGCTGGTTGAGCAATAACCTCAACCAAATCGGCCACCTTGTCGGCGACCGCAACAGCTTTGCCAATGCCGATCAACAGCTTGGCGTCCGAGGGGGAAGCCTCATGGACTTCCCCGAGACGGATCACCTGGCCTGCCAGCATTGTTTGCCGTAGGACCTTGATCAACATGATCAGAGGGTGTCGTTGCCGCGGCTGAAGGACTCAGGATGGCGGATTGCGATGTCGCAGTCCTGCATCGCCACAACGCGGACGGTGCCGCTGGTGCTGTGGGTGTAGGGGTCCACCATCAGGTCGAGGCCAGAGAAGTAGCCGATGATCAGGTCGGCGAAGTTGCCGAACCACAGATCGCCAGAAGCCACTTGGTTGGACAGCACACCGCGGTAGCCGTTCACCTCGCCGTTTTCCATGATGAAGATGCCGGAGCCGGCGTCCTTCTTCGTGGTCTTGAGGTTGCCGCGCATAGCAGCGTTCATCAGGTACACAGGCGTACCGAGCAGAGCGTTGGCAGTAGCCACGTCGCTCTCCAGTGCCACCACCTCAGCGAAGGTAGGAGCAGCAGCAGCGAAGTCCTCGGTGCCGATGCCGGTGGTGTTCTTCAGACCCAGGGGCTCGCTGTTGGAGCCGGTGCCATACAGGCCGGCGGCGTCGATCTTCAGAGCGATCACGCTGGCCAGGTCGCTGCGCACCATGTTCTCCACGTCGATGGAGGACTGGATCATCAGGCGCCTGCTGAAGTCTGTGTAGGCCGCCACGGTACGGGGCACCAGACTCACCTGGTCGACGGTCTGCTGGGACTCGGTGGGGGAGCCGGACTCGGCCACCCAGTAAGCGGTAGCAGCGCCGGACTGGCGGGGGATGGCCACGTTGCCGGTCAGGCCGGTCAGCACGGTGGCGCCAGCTTGA